GGAATCCGCCTTTAAAACAAAAAAAAATGGGACAAAACCTTTTCAACAGCATTCAGCTGAACAAACCAAAAAAAAACGTCTTCGATTTAACGCATGACGTAAAGTTATCAACAAATATGGGTCAACTTACCCCCATATTAACACTCGAATGTGTTCCTGGAGACAAATTCGATTTATCATGTGAAAGCCTTATTAGGTTTGCACCAATGATTGCTCCAGTAATGCATAGAATGGATGTAACAATGCATTATTTCTTCGTACCAAACAGAATATTATGGAGTAATTGGGAAAAATTCATTACAGAACATAATAGTGAACACGTAGCACCTTACATGGCATATACAAACGGAGATTATACAGCTATGCAAAAAAAATTCATGGATTATATAGGAGTACCACCAGTACCAGTTGGAGGTGTTAGCACAAATGTAAGTGCATTACCAATGGCAGCTTACCAATGTATATACAATGAATATTATAGAGACCAAAATTTACAGACACCAGTAGATTTTAAATTAACAGACGGCAATAACAATACAGATGCCGGAGATAGAGAAAGATTAACAACATTAAGACAAAGAGCATGGGAACATGATTATTTTACAGCATCATTACCATTTGCACAAAAAGGAGCAGCAGTAGATATACCAATTGGAGCAATTCAATCAGATGTAGCTGTAAATTGGAATTCATTAGAAACAGGTGCAGATAATACAAAAATAGCTGCATATGATAACGGAAACGTATTAAGAGATTATAATAACATTGGACGTTCAGAAGGAGAAGATACAATAGGAACACCAAAATTGATTGCAAAAACTTCAGATTTAGATATTCAAGCAACAACAATAAATGACCTCCGTAGAGCATTTAAATTACAGGAGTGGTTAGAGAAAAACGCTAGAGGCGGTACAAGATATATAGAGAATATTTTAACACATTTTGGAGTAAGAAGTTCAGATAAAAGACTTCAAAGACCAGAATATATTACAGGAGTAAAAAGTCCAGTAGTAGTATCAGAAGTATTAAACACAACAGGACAAGATGGTGGTTTACCACAGGGTAACATGGCAGGACATGGAATAAGTGTTACAAGTGGAAAAAGTGGTTCTTATTATTGTGAAGAACATGGTTATATTATTGGAATTATGTCCGTAATGCCAAAAACAGCATATCAACAAGGAATACCACGTACATTTTTGAAAACAGATTCATTAGATTATTTCTGGCCAACATTTGCAAACATTGGAGAACAAGAAGTAGCAAAACAAGAATTATATGCTTACACAGCAAATGCAAATGATACATTTGGATATGTACCACGTTATGCAGAATATAAATATATGCCATCAAGGGTAGCCGGAGAATTTAGAACATCATTAAATTATTGGCATTTAGGTAGAATATTTGCAACAGAACCAAGTTTAAACAGCGATTTTATAGAATGTGATCCAACAAAACGAATATTCGCTGTAGAGGATGAAGAAACAGATGTATTATATTGCCATGTATTAAATAAAATTAAAGCAGTTAGACCAATGCCTAAATACGGCACACCAATGGGATTGTAAAATGTCAACAAAATGTATAACACCTTATCATGTACAAGACAAGTTCACAGGAAACTACATACCTGTGCCATGCAGTAAATGTCCCCCATGTATGAAAAGGAGGACAAGTGGATGGAGTTATAGACTGATAAAAGAGGGCGAACGTTCTAGTAGTGCATTATTCGTTACATTAACATATGATACGGAATACGTTCCAATAACAGAAAAGGGATATATGAATTTAGATAAAACTGATATTCAAAAATTCTTTAAAAGATTAAGGAAACTATCCAAAACAAAAATTAAATATTATGTATGTGGAGAATATGGCACTAAAAAGATGCGCCCTCATTATCATATTATATTATTCAATGCAAACAAAGAACATATACAAAAAGCATGGATATTAAATAATAAACCTTTAGGTACAATACATGTAGGACAAGTTAACGAAGCAAGTATAGGATATACATTAAAATACATGACAAAAAAGGGAAAAATACCATTACATTCTAATGATGATAGACAAAAAGAATTCAGTTTAATGTCAAAAAGACTTGGAGACAATTATATAACTAAAAAAATGATTACTTGGCACAAACAAGATTTAGAAAAACGTATGTATGTAAACATACCAGATAACAAAAAAATTGCAATGCCAAGATATTATAAAGACAAAATATATACTGAATTAGAAAAAGACAAAATAGCTATGTATTTAAAAGACATAGCGGAAAAAGAAGAACAAAATTTACAAACTGAATTAGGAGAAACATACGAAAAAGTAATGGTAGAAAGACATATTAATCAATTCAAAAAGATGTACAAAAATGCCGAAATAGGCCGTCAATATGAATAAATCAAACGCAAAAAAATACATTATGCAAAAAGTTAAAAATTCGTTAAACTACGAATATCAAGACCAATTAGGAGAAGTAAATACTTTACCTTCCATGACAATACCAGACCAAACGATGTCAATACGAACAATAGTAGACAGATATGCAAAAGGCTTACCAGTATCAGCCTTTACACCAATATATGAAGGCGAAGACTTCTATATGCCAGACCCCAAAACATTAGATTTAGTAGACAGAGCTGAATTACTAGAAAACGTAAAACAAGAAGTGGAGAGCCTTAAGTCTCGCCAATGGAAAAAACCACAAGATGTTGAAAACACTGTGGAAAACTTAAAAACAGACGTTGAAAAGACACCAATTTAACATTGGTGTCGCTTTCAGCGTAAGACAAGCGAAGCGCGTCAGAAACAAAAAGCACTAATATTCCTTGATATATTAGTGCTAATTGACACTAAAGCAAAAAAAAGAGCTATATTTATAAAAAAAAGGTAACGTAGTGGACGCCAAATAAAAAAATAAAAGCGACAAAATAGCTAAAGTCAATTAAAAACTAAAAAACAAAAAATATGCCAATACCATTAGCATTAGCAGCAGCAGCAATACCAGCAATAACAGACCTGGTAAATAGCGGTAGTACATTATATACTAACGCACAAAACAAAAAGTTTAGTCAACAAATGTATGACAGACAAAGAGCAGACGCATTACAAGATTGGGATAAACAAAATAAATATAATAGTCCAAGTCAACAAATGCAGAGATATAAAGAAGCGGGGTTAAACCCAAATTTGATATATGGGCAGATGTCTAATTCCGCAGCAATTAGAAGTACCGATATGAAACAACCCGACTTTGTAGCACCAAAATTACAAAACACAGGACAAGTAATGAATAATTACATAGATTTAAAATTAAAAGAGCAACAATTATCTAATGATAAACAAGCCGGAGAATTGTTAAGACAGCAAACAAAAGCTAAAGAGTTAGAAAATCAAAACGTAATCGACCAATCACCATATATAGCAGAAGAAAGATTTCAAAGAAGCAGATTAACTGGAAAACAAGTTGATAGTATTATGGAAGATATAAATAATAAAAGATTAATGAATCCTTTATTAAGAGATAAAGTATCAAATGATATAAAAACTATGACACAAAATAGATATTATCAAAATTTAACTACACCTCAACAAATAGCAGTACAAAAAGCTACAACAAAATTAATTGAAGCAAAAATATCTGGTCAAGATATAGAAAATTTATTTAGAAAATATACATATGATTTACAAAATAATTTAGGATTAAATCCTAATATTATATCAGATTTATTAAAAATAGGAGCTTCATCATTATTAAAACCAAGATAATATGAGAATATTTTGTATATATTATAGAGGAATGGTAATAATAAAAAACCAAACATTAGAAAGATGCTTAGAACTATTAGAACGTTCAAGCAATTTAACAATAGGAATCCAAATAAATAATAATTAAAAAACAACAAAATGAAAAGAGGTTACAAAGGCCGTCGTAGTTACGGCAGAAAAAAAGGTGGCTATAGGTCATCAAAAGTAAAAAGAACATATTATGTATCACGCGGTGGAATCCGCCTTTAAAACAAAAAAAAATGGGACAAAACCTTTTCAACAGCATTCAGCTGAACAAACCAAAAAAAAACGTCTTCGATTTAACGCATGACGTAAAGTTATCAACAAATATGGG